TTGAAATCAGCAAAACCTTTAAACATAGAACCATGAGGTCCAGCCATACCAAATCCAACACCAATAAATCCATTAGAAATTAATCTTTTACCAACCTCACCATAATCTCCATAATGCTCATCCATAAATTGAGAGAACTGCTTGTTACCAAAAGCATCATCAACTATACCGTGCATTATTTCACCTGCTTCAGATCCTACAACAAAACTAGCTGGCGCAGATACAAATTGTTGGAATAATGCTTGTCCAGATAAATTTCCAGGAGTATAAACACGTTTTGTAAGTGGCCCAACAAAAGTAGGCACTCTTTTAAAATCAAAATCTCTTAAATAACCTTTTTGTGCTAAATAAGGAGCTAATGGAGCTATCATTCTCCCAGCAACGCCAAAACCAAAACCAGTTGCAAAACCGCCTTCTTCACCGCCAGTATCAAATCTACTTATAGCCTCAAATTTTGCACCTTCCATTAAACCAGCTATACCTAATGATTTAGCTCGCATACCAATAGTTGGAGGTACCTTGGTTAAATTATACTTTCCAGCATAACCAGTTGCTTTTTTTGTTTTTGTCGCAACGCTACCAACAGACATACCGTTAGCACTAGCTCTAGACTTTATCGCTGCTTCTGACCAGGTTTTTCCAGCTTGATTTCTATACCTACTAGACGTTAAATATTTTGTGTATTTAGTGAGACCTGTAGCGTATTCAATAGGTTTTAAGAATTTACCTACGGCATAAAATTCTGCTAGTATCCTAGCGCTTCCAAACAGCCCTTCGTTTGTCATTTCAACCCAATCTCTTTCTAAATATTCTTCTTCTTTTTTATCTATAGGTATACCTAGTTCACCATACTTCTCTCCAACTTTATCCAGTACAACTCTTTCTGATTGACCACCCATTATAGCGTCAGTACCATATCTACCAATAAAAGGTTCTACAAATGATTTAACAGCTGTTTCAACGCCACTTTTTTTAATATCAAGTAAACCATCGTTTAATAGATACATACGTTTTAAAGCCTCGTGATTAGCTGTATATTCTATTTTATCGTCTCTTAGTCTTTCTATTTTTTGTTTCCACTCCTTCTCTGTATAACCTTTCGGCACATAATTTATAGGTCTAGTTATTGATTCTGGATTAACTTGATTTAAATAATCTTTTAAAGCCATAGGCCTTAGTATAGCGTCATCTGTATAATCATATCCTTCTGTATCAAATTCTAGTACTTCACTAAGCTCTTTGTTTAAACCACCTAAAGCCAAAGAACTTCTTTTATACTCCAACGCTAGTTCATCTAAAGTTAAACCTTGATAATCTCCAGTTTTATCTTGTAAAGGCGCAACCCCATCTTCTTTTAATAAATTTTCTTTATCTTCTTTAGACTTAGGTAATATTAATTGACCAGTATTATAATTAAATAACATGTCAGTTTTACCTTGTTTCTTTTTAAGTTCTGTTAGTTGGTTGAACTTTTCTTCTATTTCATCAGCCTCTAAACCACCGTGGTTTATTTGCTCTACAAGATTAGCTATCTCTTTATTGCCTTTATTGAAAGTAAGTATATCTGCTTTTCTTGAATTATCATCACCACCTTCACCAACTGCAATTCTATTGTTTCTATTATTAACGCTCTCTTGAGCATATTGTGAATCAAACACACCATCTATAAGCTCGTCAATATCCCTATTTGTTAAATTAGGATAATATGATTCGCCAGTGTTAGGGTCTATAGCTCTATCACCATTACCATACCACGCAAAACCTTTTATTTGATCGTGGATATAATCTTTTAACGCTTCCTCAGGATTTCTAACTGGTTGCCCACCTTTTCCTATAACAACATTCTGCAGTGTTTCATCACCATTTAAAATTTCTTTTAAAGTGTTAGGGTTTTTAAACATAGCGTTTAATTCTTTTACAAACGCTGCTTTATCATTAGAATATACTTTTGTAGACTTTCTTTCTTTTTCTGAAATCTCAATTTCTTCTTCACGTTTTTGTTTAGTATACAAATCTGGCATTATACTACCCTTGGGATCAAAGCTTCTTTCTAATTGACTACCCCAACTTGGTAATACCGATGAACCATCGCCCGACCCTGAATCCATAACGTTTGACTCCATCGCCTGGGTCCCTGTCGAGGAGTCTGTTAGCTTTCCCAATGTCGGGAGAACGTCTCTTGCTATTTTTTCAGAAGACTCATTAGCTAATTTAGAGTCTGGATTCTGTAATTTAAAAATTTCTACGTGTTCAGGAGCAACCTCAATAGGTTCTCCATTTAATATATATTCCGCCATATTATTGATTTTTAAATTTACTTATCACCCATTTTTTATACATCTTTTTTATTTCTTTATCATTAACCCCACGAAGATCATAAGGGCTACCACTTCCTTTCAATGCGTCTTTCATTTGTTTAATTGTAATTTGTTTATCCATTGGATTATATACATTAGTTTGAGAACTTGCAGCTGAACTTGTTCTTGGTTTGTAAATAGGATCAAAATCAAAATCTGCTGGTATTTTTCCAAAACGACCTCCTCTTGTTTCAACTAAACTTCTTCCTGTTATTATTGATCCACTTGAAATTGGTCTTTCTTTGCCTTCTACAATTTCTCCGGTTAATTGATAATCTCTTCCGTTTACCCGCTTAGTATATATATCATTACCCGCTACAACTCGATCTCTACCAGCTAATACGCCATCTACTAAGGTTTGTTGACCTATTTCGCGTTGGTTTTGACCTTCTTTAATGTTTTTTTGCCACGGTAAATTAATAGTAGTATAGTTACCTCCACGTCCACTTCCTCCTGAGTCATCTGGATGATCATCAGCCCATCTTTGTTGTGCTTTAGTATAGCGATCCTCCATGTCTTTCCACAGAGTTTCTTTTGCGTATTTTCTATAAGAAGAACCTGAAACCATTGATTGCATTTTCAACGTAGTTAAAGCGCCCTCCCACTTTATGTCAGATTGTTCTGTTGAATTTTCAGAGCCCGGTGGAATTAAATCGTTTTCTGTATCGTTATCAAAGTTTCTACTTAATAACAATTTATAAGCAAGCGAAGACTCAGGCATTCTTCTATTTGAATGGTCAAAAGCTCCTCCACCAAAGAAAAAATCTTTGAAAGTAGAATCACTGTAACCATCTATCCTGTTGTTAAATTCAGTTTTATTATCTTCAGAAATAAGATCCCATGGTAACGAGTCTCTTTTGTAAGCTAAAGTGGTGTTTTTTGATAACTCGCTATTATAATCCTCAGCCATTTGTCTATCTTCTGGTTTAGGAAACTTTAGTGTTGAGTATTCTGCATTACGAAGTGTTCCCCTATCTTGAGTCTGTGCCCAATCTTGATATGACATAGTCTCGGTACCAGTCATTTCTTGAAGTTTTTGTTCATCATAAGCACCGCCAAACGCTGGTGTGTTGATACCTAAGGAATACTGATCTCCAGTTCCGCCCGTGGAAACTTCAGATTCTTTCTTGTTTGGATCTTGAATTACAGATTCCATTCTTTTAAGATATTCATCGTATTTTTTCTTTAACTCTTTATTCTCCTCTATACCTTTGCTCACATACGATCGCTTGCCATTTTCGTCTGTAATCCACTTACCACCTCTGTAAACTCTCATGGTTCCGTTATCTAAATCCCAATTTAGTAACATTCCCATATCGCCATTAGCCTGCTCCGTTAAATTTCTAATTTCATCAGCATTGGCATATGAACTTATGTTTGAGTTTCCAGCTTTATTATTTTCTCCAGCTATACCAGTAGCAACAGATAACTGGCCCTGAGACTTTGGAGTATGAAATTGATAAGCCTCTAAATATGAGTTCATATCTCTCATTTGACCCATCCACATTTGCATTTCAGCTTTAGCTTCTCTTCTTTTTTCTCCAAATGTTAACCGCGATCTTCTAGCGGCGTCTCTATAGTTAGCGTTAATAGTACGTATTGCTTCTGGTAAATTAGTATTTTCTTTAGGTACTTTTGATTGAGCAAGATTCATGGCTGCAGTCTGACTTTCTTTAGCATCTCTAAACTTTTGCATGCCTTCAAAACTATCTTTAATCATTTCTGTAGCTACAGTTCCAACTAATGAATATCCAAAATCAACTAAACGTTGTCGTCTAGCTATTTGTCGCTCAACTTTTGGATTTCTACCCGTGCTCCCTCTAGCGAGTCCAGCTTTATACATTGCATTTATATCAACTGCCATATTTATATTTGTTTAAATTCTACGTCTAACACACTATAGTTTACTAAGTCATACCAATCACCGCTATCAATAACAGCTTCTTGTGGTACTTCATCAGACATAACTCCTTGGAATAATCCCACGCCATGTGCTGGATTTTTATACTCAAAAGAATATATATTTAATCCACTATTTGACTTACCTATTTTTGTAATATTCTTTTTTAATCTACGGTCAGATTTACCAGCTGTATCTGCATCTTTATTTGCTTCAGCAGACTCTTTAAGTCCAGCTAAATAAGATAATTCCGCTTGTTGCATTTGTATTTGTAATTCTCTTGCGTCAGCTTCTCCTTGTAGTTGAAATTTTTGAGCTTCCATCGCCCCTTGGTCTTGAGCTAAATCCATTTGCGTTCGCGATTGTGCTTCTTGTGTAACCGCAGCAACTTCCATTTGTTGTAAATTAGCCGCTTGTTGTGCTTTTGCCATTTCAACTTTAGCGGTTGTTTCCCCAACTCTCCCGCCAAGATCTCGTCGTTGCTGAGCTTGAATACCAGACATCGACTGTGCTAATGCCGCTGCACCAGAACCACCACCACCACCTCTAAGAGCATCCATAGTGTTAACATTTTGTTGCGCTGCCATGTCTCTTTCAAACTTTATTTGCTCAGAAACACCACCAGTAAGATCGTCCATTACGTTTTCCATACCACCTACTGTTTTTTTCACATCACCAAAATAATTTTCAACATCAATTAAATTTTTAGCTCCAGCCCATAAGTTTTCACCAGCACCACCTTTTAATTTTTGAAAATCACTAAAAGACCTATCCATATCTGCTTGTGCAGCTTTAATACCCCACTCGTCGTCTCCATATTTTTCCATATCCATCATGGCTTTTACACCAGCAAATGGGCCGTATTGAATGTTACTCATTAAGCTTTGTCCGTAGCTTTGCTTATAGTCACCTTCTCCTCTGTCTTTTCCTTTGTGAAAAGGGCTAGGTTGTTTGTTTTTGTTTTTTGCCATATTTATATTTCTTTTTTTGAATTTGAAGAGCATATTAAATAATATGGATCTTCTGAAACTTTTGCTCCAAGAGCTCTACATCTTTTTAACACACCTTTATTTTTTGTTACAAACCAAAAATCCTCACAACCTAATTTAAAACCAGTCCCAATACACATGTTCATTAGTTTTAATATTATATCAAATCTGTCTCTTCCTTTGTAACTGTTATCACTTATCATATAATCTGCATAACCAAACTTAGAGTTTGTTAAGTATAAATAAGTACAAACTATAGGTTTGTTATTTTTGCAGGCCATAAGTCCATGTAAGCCATTTTCTGGTAATAAACTTCTAGGTGGAGGTGCTTTGTCTATTTGTTGCCACCATTTATCAATAAATTGATAATCTTCCTCTTTTATAGGTCTTATTATTATATTTTCCATTTAATTATATTTATAACAATATAATCACAGTTTTTACACTTTTTTTACGGTTTAAGACGTGGAAAGCAGTTTATTAATATCAAATCTTAGTGTTTGACTAGCGGTACCTGCTTTTATAATTTCAATATCACCAGTTATAGTAGCTATTCTACCAGTGTTTTCTACTGTTAACGTAATACCGTTTTCTAAAGTTTGAGTAGCATCCATAACCCAATCACCAGCTCCATCAGCCCCACCACCACTTGTGATAAGAGGGCTTTCTAAAGAAGCATCAATACCTATACCACTAACTCTAGAAAAATTATTTATAACACCCTCTCTATCTGCCACCGCTATTGTTGCGTGGGCACTGGTAGCTTCTGTTGTAGTTGTAGTAGGTGCTGTCAAAGCTATAGCTAAATTTGTAAATTTAACATCCCAACCATATACTCTTGATATTTCCTCCTCTCCATGACCACCTACTTTTAACGTATCGTTTGCTAAGGCTAGTACTTGTTGTCTATCAAAAACTATTTGTCCCTCTTGAACTGTAACTAAGTTTTTTACTACTGTAGGTTTTTTACCCAAAGTGCTTATTGCCGGTCTTTGGTTTTTTATTATTTTTTCTTCTTTTTTAGTTCCTTCAAAAATAGTTATTGAATCTTCATATTTGCCTATAGCTGTTCCCGATGAAACATTTGTATTAGCTAAAACTATCATATTCTCCCTAAGTATATTAGCATAGTTATTTACGGGCCAACTATAATTCATTTGGTTACTAAAGCTCAACGTAGCGCCATCACGAACACCAAATCTAGTGTCGGTGGTACCATTTGCATCCACAAAAGAAAACTCTTTTGCATTATCTTCATCTGGATTTAAAGCAGCAACAGTAAACAATTCTCTATTACATTTTGGTGAAAACGTTAATGTAACGCCATCACTTATACTAACAGCTTCTGACACTTGTAGTTCTTTAGCGTTATCACTATCTGGATTTAAATGTGTAACCGTTACTATTGCTGTGTCCGCAATACCAGTTCCTGTAACTCTATCGCCAACAGACATTTTTGTAATAACGTTATTATCCATTACTATTCTATTAGAACTAGAAACAGCCCCATCTACAGTATCAGTTGCATCAGCTGTTGCTATAGTTATTTTATCTCCAACGACCATTTTATTAGCAACATTTGTGTCCATTACTATTTTTGTCGATGTACCTGCTGTAAAATCACCATCTACTGTGTCTGTGTTGTTAACTTCAGGATATATATTTTCCCCCGGTAGTGTTATTGGCGCAGACCCAATCACGGGTTCTAAAAAAGCTATAACATCACCAGCTACGGGTTGTTTTAAAATTCTATAAGCAGCTGTTGCCGCGGCTGTAACTGTACAAGAAAAAGCTGTTTTAGGCTTACTTTTACCTCTATCAATAGATATAGTGTCTGTAGCGGCGGTTCCAGCCACAGTACTGCCTATTGAAAAACCTTGGAGTGTTAGTGTTAAAGCAGCGTATTGATATATAACTTTTTGCATCATTAAAGAGTCAGATCCTGTAGAACTATTTATATCTATAGAACCATCACCAAACCTAACTTCACTATATTTAGCATGTACTGTTCCAGGTAGCGCATACAAATACACATCATATTGATCATCACTACCAGTTATAGTTGGAAAAACTATTTTTCCAGCGTATGAATTACCAACTAAAGTTTCTTGTAAAGAAGCCTGGGCAGCTTGAAAAACGTTTGTTACAAAGTTGTAATAGTAACCAGTGGCATTATCTTTAACATCAAGTTTAAACTGAACACCAGCTTCACCAGTTATAGTAAAAGGTCTAGTTTCGCCTGCCGCCGCTAAATCAGAAAAATCTAAATTAAAACTACTTATAGTTTTTTTACCGTAAAGTCTAGCGTGCTCCGCGTCAGACATTAAAGTACCATTTGGCATATAGTGAAAACCAGGTGGAGCTACTTGCCCCTGGGCATTAGTTGTTCTTTGCATAGAAGAACTAGACGAACCTGATGTTCTCTGCGTAGAAGAACTAGATGAACCTGATGAACTACCGTATCCGTTTGCCATAATTTATTTATATTACTTTTTATTTATTTACTACTTTCTACAACTTCTGAACTAACAGCAAACAATTCAATTTTGTCTGTTCTGTAATTTACAAATCTAGCCTCAGCATAATAACCTGTTAAGTCAGAAGAGTTTACCGCTTTGTCTTTGCCAAACATAATGAAATCATTTAAATCTGGTAAGTCAATACTAGTGTTAGGTGCAAATCTTCCTTCATCAAAAACCACAGACACATTAAAAACGTTTGATGGTTGCTGTTCTATGTTTGTTACTGTTCCAAGAAATATTGTGTGATTTCCAGCTGTTGAAAATCCACTACCTGGCACAGTTCCAATTGAAGAATAATACACGTTGTCTCCAACTTGTAAGCTGGAGTTTATAACAGTGCCGAGTCCTAAAATCATTACTTGCATAATTATTGTTTATATATTAATAAGTACATGAACCATCATTTACAGTAGCCGTAGAGTCGTAATTTGTTGCCGTTGGATCTGTACAACCCAAGTAAATACAAGATCCATCATCAACCATAGCTGTTGAGAAATAATTAGTAGCAGTTGGATCTGTACATCCATAAGAAAATGCGTGACAATTACTATTATCGGTAAAGTCAGGGTGATAATCATAATAATTACTGTATGTAGGAGGAGATTGGTTACAACCAGGGCAGTTATTTGGATCTGCACATCCCATCGCTCCAGCAGTAAAAGTACATTGAGCAAATGATACCGTGTTTGCATTTGGATCGTAGTTATCAGCGTATATCCACATACAACCTAAAGTTGTATAGTTACACGAGCCATTGTCAACGCTAGCGCCAGGTGTATAATTATCCGCAGCTGGATCCGTACAACCCATGTAAGGCCCAATGTTTATAGTTGTTATTGGTGACCAACTGCTACTACAAGTACCACACGTTGTTTTTATTCTAAAGTCATAATCTTCATTTTCTTCAAAAAGATGATTAATAGCAACAGAGCCATCACCGGCTGGAAGTCCTGTCATTAGAACCCAAGCTGAATTAGGATCACTGCTTTTTTTGTATTTTACCCTATGACCTGTAGAGTTATCTGGTAAAACAACATTCCAAACAGGAGTTACTTGATCATTATAAACAACACCGTTTGTTTCTGCAAAAACTCCTGATACGTTAACAGTTACGATATTACTAGCGCTACACACAAGACACGAGCCGTCGTCGGTGTTAGCTGTTGAATCATAATTACAAGCAAGTGGATCCATACATCCATAAGCAAATGGAATACACGAACCATCAGATGTGTTTGCGTTTGGATCATAATTTGTCATGCTACTATCTGTACAACCATAAACATAAGGCTCACAACTTCCGTCATCAGTGTTTGCTGTAGAGTTGTAGTTATATTGTGATGCATCAGTACATCCATTAATAACTGGAATACAAGATCCATCATCACATGTTGCTAAAGCATCATAATTAAACATTGTGTTATTTGTACAACCATATACACAGTAAGTACATGAACCATCATCAGTATTAGCAGACACGTTATAGTTTAGAGCTGATGGGTCTGTACACCCATAAACAGGATAAGTACATGAACCATCGTCTGTCGTAGCCGTTACATCGTAGTTAGTTGCAGTTGCGTCTGTACAGCCATAAATTTGAGTAATCTCTGTTTGAAGAGTTACAGATGGGCTCCAATCAGATGTTGTTGTGGTACAAACTGATCTTAATTGAATTTCATAAGAAGTGTTTTGTGCTAAGTTTTGTATTGTATATGTGTTTGTACCAGTTGTTGCAGGTGTTATAGAAGGTGATACAATCCAAGTAGATGTTCCGCTAACTCTATATCTTAATTCATATAAAACATTTGTAATATCAACAAATCCCGCGCCAACATAATTCTCCCACATTACTTCTAGCGTTGTATCTGTAGGGTTTGGATTCATCGAAGACCAACTTAAGAAAGAATTATCAAAGAAGCTACACGTTAAACAATTAGTTGTACAACTTGCGTCTGCCCCATCATAGTTGTCCGCATCTATATCACCACAATATAAACAAGAACCATCATCAACATTGGCTGAGGAATCAAAATTACAAGCAGTACTATCTATACAACCGTTTACAGGAAATTCACATGATCCATCATCAGTATTTGCTGACGTGCTGTAGTTGTTCGCAGTTGGATCTGTACAACCAAGTACAGCCGCAATACAACATTCATTATTACCCGCTGCAGTTCCACTAGCATCACAAGCTGTGTTTGCGGTGTTATCAAAGTTAACAAACGCAGCGAAGGTACCTATAAGATTACCATCCTTATCAAAAAACTGAACAGATAAGTTATCAGTACACCCGTAAATAAACGGCACACACGAACCATCGTTAACATTTGCGTTTGGATCGTAATTAAACGCCGCGGGATGATTACACCCAGGATATAAACACGAGCCATCATCAATGTTAGCCGCTACGTTATAGTTTTGAGCTAAATTATCCATACAACCTAAAATAGGGTCTATACACGATCCATCATCTACAACAGCGTTTATATCATAATTTGTTGCCGCGGAATCGGTACAACCGCTAAAGCTAGCAATCTGTGGAGAGGCGGTTAACCTACCTAAACCTTGAAAAGAACTATCACTACTATCAAAATCACCTAAAAGCGTACCTAAAGTCGTTACTGAGTCAGTTATGCCTTTTATATAATTAAACCACTTGCCTTCTTTTTCTATGAACTCATTTAAACTACCTTTTTCTAGATCTGTTTCTATATTATCTACATACCAACCGTTTCTATTGTGTAAGTTATAATACTCACCATCGCTTATTGGACTAATTGCATTTGGATGAACAATCCCCACTCCAGTTACCGGATCTATAGTTCCAGGTAAATATATCTGATAAGATTCTAATTTATCTATTTTAGCTTGTGAACCTTCGTAGTTAAGAGTTTTAAAAGATTTAACAACGCTAGGGCTTTCATTAAATATAACATTAAAACTAGATGGCGTATGCTCACCGTAAAATGTATTTCTAGGAACATTAGTAGTTCCATCTACTTCAAACTCTGAATGATGTTTCCACACTCTACTGTTTTTAAACGTGTAGTATTCGTTAGCACAACTAATAGCGTTTTCAGGTACAAATGATTTAAAACTAACCCATCCTCTAACTTTTTCACTAAAAGAAACTGTTTTATTAACAGTACCGGCTACTGTTATGTTATATTCGTCATTTCTATCGTCATAACTACCAATAAGATTTTTACTAAGCTTTAAATTAGTTCTAAACCAATCTTTCATTCCAGCTTCAGATATTGGTGTTAAACCATCTTTTGATAGTCTTAAAACAACACCTCTTACCTTGTCTGTAAAGTAAGCTCTATATGCCTCCGATGCAAATGATTCTGGATTATCAGATATACCGTATTCACCACCAAATGGAATTGTTTGTCCTAAAACATTTTCTGTAGCTGTTAATTGTGGATTGCCGTCAGCGTTAAATACAGCATCTTTATTAGCTAATATTTTTAACACTTTATCTTGGCATAATGTAAGTAAGTCAGAATCTCTAGTGTATAATTTCTGAATACTACCGTAAGTAGGGTTTATGTCTTTGGTAATTTTTTCAGCCATTATAAACTGATTTAAATTATTAACCCCAGTGTTAGAGTTGTAAATACCAGAGTATATTAAACCATATTTTCTCTGCTCTTCTCTTGGGAAATCTTCTACAGTTATAGATGCTTTTACACCATTGGAAATAAATGGTAAATTAAAATTATCTCTAATTCTATTTGACTCAACACCATTTCCAAATGAATAACAATTATGCCATCCTAAAATATGATTGTTATTATATAGATTACGCTCAATTTGTATTATTCTTGTTTTATCAGCGTCAGTATCATCTGGTACCATGTCTTTGACTGTAACATAGGTTATTGTTCCATCTGGCTTGTTAACTATTATTTGATCACCAATTTGTAACTGAGGTATAGAGTTGCCATTAGCGTCTATACAAGGGTTATTGTTATTGTTACCGCAAATAAGATCTGAAATAATAATAGTATCACTAACAGGTGGTGAATAAGCATCGATAGTAATAGGATTTTCATCATTGTTTAATATAGCTATACCATTACGGAATGATACGTTTGATCTTATAGGTAGCGCCGCATTAATTGTGTCTTCGTTTAATTGAATTGGATTTTTAGCGCTAATTTCATAGTATATATCTAAATCTGTAGATTCTTTAGGCTCTGTTTCCCATATCGCTGGGTTGGTTGGCATTGTTTTGTTTTCTCTTATTTCTTCAACAACCTCTATAGTATAACCTACGGCGCCAATACCAATTCTATTACCAGAAACACTGTAAGTATTTAAAACGTTTTTAACGGAGTTAACACTTAACCCGTTCATAGCTGGTTGTTGAAATATTAATGCTAACGCCCCGCTGTCAACGCTATTGAAACCATTAACATTGCTAGCCGGCTCTGTGTTTGGTGTTGTTGAAGAAAATATAGAAGTATAACCTTCAAATTCTATTGTATAGAGATTAGAACCAGCGGCTGGCCGTGTAATGTTTTTTATTAAATAACCACCTTTTAGCAGCTCTCCATTACTATCAGTAAGATTAGTGATTGCAGCACCACTACTTTGTATTACATGTGTTAGTAACATACCTACACTTATTTCAATAGGATCAAAACCACCATTAGAAGTATCTCTTGTGTTCTCAAAATATTGTTTATGAATAGAAAAAGTAGTGTTAGTCCATTGGTTTGTCGCGCTAAAAATATTAGTAGCTGCAGCAGACCCTACTTTACTTTTATCTACATACAAGCCATTTGTAATTGGACCTTCAACTCCTTGCATTGTTGGTTCCCACTCCATGCGCGGAAAAAACTTAAGTCTTCTAGATTTTGAAAAATTTTCACCTGCCCAATAAAAAGGTTGATCTATCCTACTTTGTTGATAGCCACCAATTGCATACTTTGATTTATATTCAGTAGCATTTGTTGATGACGAAAAATCTATAGTATTTAATGCATTAGAAACAAAACCATTGTGCTTTCCAGATCCAGAATATCTATTTCTACCACTATCTTGAAAATCTTTAAACACAGTGTAAATAGTTTTAGTAGGATCTTCTTTCCACCTAAACTTAGTACCCGAGCTTAACTTGCTAAAAAGTTTTGCTTTTTGAGTACCGGCATAGCGTTGTCTTTGTTCTGATTCAAAATTCCAAAAATCTTCTTGAGCTTTTTCCCATTTCATATGTTCATTAGACCCTAGTATTCTAGCGCCTGAAGATTTATCTTCATAAGGTAAGCCAAATTCAGGGGCTACAGGTCCAAACGCTAATTCCATACGACCTTCGTTTGCAGAATTATAATTTACTATACCATTTCTAGTGTTGCTCTGTGCTGTTGCCCAATCGTTACCAAAACCATCCCTTCTCCACTTGTCATTAAAAAATCCATTTGTATTTATAAAAGGGCCTTGATCTATAAACATAACATCTTCAAATCCAAAATTTGAATCAACGTTTCTCATTTTACCATCATCTTGAATTCCAAACAATACAGAGGCCTTGTAGTATGAAGTTGCACTATCCATTTGCACCGCTAATGTTTTGTCTGATTTTGCATCTGTCCCACCTGCGTCTAATATATTATTTTGAGACTCCCACAAATCCGTAATTGAGTTCTTAAAATAAGCTCTAAATGCTTGGTAATTTACTGGAACTTTTATAAGCCCACTATTCAGGCTGTACCACGGTGCTCCAGCAAGTGAAAACGTGTTGTATGTTTGTTGGATATAAAAAGCAGTGTCAATAACTTTATTGTTTCCCATTTTATCCGCAAGATCAAAGTTAACAATCCCACTTCCAGCCGTTGCTACGGTTGCTAAAACGCCAAGTTGAGTGTTTACACAAAGGTCTTTAACATAGTCTTCATCACCAAAAGCGGTAAAATCATACGTGCTTTCATGACGATCTTTATGGTCTGGTGCTAAATAGTATATTTTTTGAGACAAGCGTGTTGTAAATTTTTTTGGATCTATAGTTTGTACATCCACATCTTCAATTTCACCACTAAAAGCACTTCCTTCGGCGTGTATTTTTACAAAAAATTTACCATCAAATCTAGGAGCGTTTTCTGCTATACCCTTATAAAAGCGCACGACTACATTATCTTTTACTTCCGTTGGGGACGACGCGGATCCATTAAATATTCTATTTAAATCTTCTTCAAAATACCCATCTATAGTAAATGTAAATTTATGAGTTCCATGATTGAGTGGCAGAACGTCTTTATCTACCTCGTCTTTAGAGCAATTTGTTATTCTGTATTTTTGCGTAGCAATGTCGGTACCATCATCAACATAAAAATCAACATAAATATCATGATCAACAATTAAATCGTCTAATCTACTTAAGCTAGAGTTTCCAAATCTTTTTAAATCACCTTGAAAAATATTTGTACCAACAACAGGGGCGCCATCTAAACCGTTTTCAAATAGCTTAAAGTTGTTGTGAGTTTGTTTTATTTCTCCACAGTTAAACATTGTTGTTTTAATAAAATCAGGTGCTTCGTTTTCTATTGCTAAAACTTTATATCTAGCCGGATCAGTTACTAAGCTACCAGATTCAAGACCTTTTTTTAATATTAAAAACGTATCAATGTCTACTTTATTTCTGTCAGAAGAGGCAAACGATAACCAAACACTACCATCCTCAGCATCATACCAACGGTCCATAGCCATATTATAGTATTCTCCTGATGTTTCTTTTATATAAAACTTAAAATATTTCATATGACTAGGCACACCGCTACCCGTAAAAGAAACGTTTAGTTTATTTTTTTTGTCAGCATTATTTTTATCAACCCTAAAACTAGCGCTTTTATTTGTTACTACAGGGGTTTCTCTTCCAAAGTCATCTACAAAAACAACGCCTAGCTGGTATTCTCTTAATGACTTTATAGATTTAATATCACTGTCAATTGTGGTTAATGAATGCACAAAATTTGGGTAAACGTCTACTCCACCAAATGTTAAATCATGCCCTTGTGTATAATTACCATAAACAATTCTATTACCTACAATTTCCTGTGCTAATGCTTTTCTTGGCACGTTATCAAAAGATCTTAAAAGTTGGTTTGATGGTAATATTCTATGTATAATATCACTTGTTACAGTGTAAGAATTTTCGTTCCATGGGTTGGGTGTTACCTCATCTTTTGGCTTTATAGTATCAACAACATACACGTTAGTTGATTGATCATCTTTATATAATATATCAATACTTACTACATCGGGTGGTGTAGAGACTGTGTTAAAATCTTTTAATGTAAGTGACTTTAAAGAATTTGTCATTCCTAGGTTATAACCTTCTTTGGGATGAAACTCAAAATTTCCAGGAAGAAAAGCAACTTCTGTAAACGGTGCAAAAGTAGAATACTCGCCATCTTCGTATTTATATCTATAAGAAAATCTAGGAAATTTAAATTCAAATAAGTTTGATGAATTATCAGCAATATCTATAATATACGTAAGGGTACCGCCATCTGGTGCGGTTCGTAAGTTATGATCTGTAAAATCAATTACAATTTCTAACCTTGCTGGATCACCAGTAGTTGCGCTTGATTTGTTACCACTCCAAGATCCTATATGGCCTTTAGCCCTAAAATCCCTAACCGGTATTGTTATTTCCCCACTAGTATTATACTCTCTTAAAACAACCTCTGTTCCATTTTTCCACGGTTGTCCAGCTAAATCAACTAAATCAAACGTATCTTCCCCGTCAACATTAACAGGAAGTTCTACTCTAAAACTATCACCCGCATTAATATTAGAAAAATTATAAATATTATTATCTGCACTTGAGTCTATAAAAGAAGACATTGCAACGTTAGTGTCACTTGATATAGTCATTGGTACAGATTGATCCCACTCGTCGTTTCTACCAGTGCTAAATTCTAAAGAAAGAGGAAGTATAGGTGATTGTTTAATAACCGTTATGTGCTCTTCTTTTATCAACACATCATGGTTTTGTGATGGAATGTCTAGTCCTAGGTTTATGCTGTCATTAACAAGTCTAGTATGCCTATTACCTGACTCGTCTGTACCTCTTATACTACGTGATATATTTATTTTTTTTGGTTCCGTTTCTCCGTCAGTCCACATTAACATATCGTCAATAATATTTATACCGTTTACAATATTATTTTGATTAAATCTTAAAACTCTATTTTCATTAGAAGAAAAAACAAGAGCAGTAGGTTTTCCACCTCCACTAGGTGGGTTTGAATTTATTTGAAGTTGTTGGTCAAAATAAATGGTACCCACGTCTTGAGACCCGACCGATATAGATCCAGTTGTGTACATAAGATGAGGAGAAGGCATGTATGGCTGAAGTAAATCACCATTATCATCTACTGGTGTAACAATCCAGGGGCTAGAATTCGATACTGAACCTATAAAACCTCCGTTAGGATATAAACCACTTGCAGCAAACGCATCTCCAACATCCCAACTAGTTACTGTATTCTCCCATATATCATCAAAAATTAAATTTCCATTAGGAGTTCCAAAAGGAGTAGATATAGTGTAGTTTGTAAAAACCGTATATGATCCGCTTACTCCAGAGTTACCATTATCTAAACGGCTTGTTTGATTTGCACATGTTGATGCAGTACTGTTAATCATGGCGTCTGTATTACCACCACCTGCAATTGTGTATGTTGATTGCACGTTAGAGTTCCACCAAGTATCAAATCCCGTAACAAACTCATCAGATAATTCTATTTCCATTAAATGTTGAGCAGTACCATCGTTGTATTCAACAACAACAACTTGCGATGAAATTACGGTTGTATTGGGTTTAGTTATAATACCACCCACTGAAGTATAAGCTGTGTGACTCAACTCAATATCTGCCCCAGCAGGAGGAGGTCCACTAAAACCACCAAAACCTGCGCCTGAAAAAGCATTTTCTGGCAAATAAATAATATTTGGACTGTCAGTTAAAGAAAACGTTATTGGATCATTTGCTCCTTTACCACCAGCACTAGCCAACCCAAGAAAACCGCCGTTTGCTACGCCTCCAAAACTTTGCACGCCAGGATCATATCCTATTTGAAACGGAATTTCAGCTAAATAATCTTGCCCAGTAACAGTAACAGTATTAACTGCGTTTCCAAGTTCATTTGTAGCTGTTACACGCCAACCTTCTTTTACCATTTGAAGTACTTCTTCTGGTAAATTATCTATTTCGGATACGTTGAAATTATTACCAGGTGGAATAAGCGTTATAAAACCATAAACATCTATAAAAACGTTTTCACAATTATTATTTTTTTTACGTCTTATTGCATCTTTAAAAGAAAAGAAATCACCAGTATAATCACCACTGCTATCATAAAGACTGTTAGATGAGACCCCAGTATCATCTAAAATATCGCCTATACTTACTATAGGACTATCTGTAAGACCTGATAAAAGCGATTTAGGTGATAATTTTTTTGCGTCACTTCGCGTATCAGTAGTAAACCAATATAATGTATCGTTACGCTCGTCAGAAACAGACCCTACAGTATGACCAATTCCAGATAATGAATCTTGACATCCAAAAGTGTTACCTAATATATTTTGAATAGTACCAACGTTAGATCCTTCCGAAGTCAATACCTCAACATTCATTGCATCTCTATATTCCCCGTTTGGAACAAGTCTCTCGTCAAGATCTTTATTCATTTTACCACCGGTAAAAGTACGCTTAATTTCTGGCATGTACTAGTGTTTTATTTGTTTCGATTTACCTCTTAAAATTTGAGTTAATTCTTCTATTTTTAAATTTGATAATCTTAATTTTGCTGTTCTTGTTGCTGCAAACTTTTCTTTTGTTAACCTAGCAACTAACGGTTGACCGTAAGAAGATGTGGATAAAATACCATGAGTAATCCATTTATACATTGCTTCTTCGGCAAACTTGTGAACTTGCATTTCACCATCTGTTCCAAGACTATCGCTTATATAATCTAAGATCACAGTTTTTCCACTAACATTAGAGCTAAAATGAATTTTTCCGCTAATACAATCTATATAAAAAGATCCGTTTACCTGAGTGTGCTGTGGATCTAGTCCAAACCTTGATCCTTCTGCAGGCCAATAAGTATCGTCAGTATAATCGTCATTGTCGTTTTCAGATGGCGTGTTTGACTTGTAGTTAGTCCAAGTGTCCGTGTCTGCACCTAAAGAAATAAAAGTTACTTCACCACCAGATGCAACAGCTATATCAGGTAGTTGATCTACAACTATTGTTGTATCAAAAACATTTGTTACAACAGTTCCTATCGGAAAATTATCATGAGAAACTATCATGCCAATTTCAATATCTGTTAATTCAGATGCAGTACCTGTTATCTTATAATCTGTAACATTCCAAGATAAGTTTTCTACTATATGAGATGATTTTTGTGGTAGCACTAGTGAACCGTCTGTTTTTTCAAAAGTTAAAGTTGTTCCAGCGTTACTCTCTGTTGGTAAAATAGCTGTGCCAGTACCATTATCTATTGTTATAGTAGTTATATCACTTGCGTTAGCGGTTGCGCTAACAAAAGTTCCAATTGGGATGTACGGACCTATCACGCGCATACCAACTAATATGTCTTTATACTCAGCATCTAAAACAATATCACTAGAATTACTGTCCAGAGTACCAACCGCTTGTAGTTTAAATAAACCATCACTATCTTGAACTGGGTTACTAGATGGGTTAGAGGTTTTTGATGTTGGGTACATTAAGTGTTTTATACCAGCAGAGTCTACCGTGCTAATTTTTGTATAGTTAACATAATCTTGTGGTAATATCATTTGTAATGATGCCGGTACGGTTATTTCTTGAGATTTACATGATTTAAACGTATCAAAGGATAATTCAGCTAAAGCTCTTTGAGCGTGAAACGCTACGTCTAGTCTTTTTGCTTTTGGAATAATTTTTCCATCTCCAACGTAAATTACCATAAATTGATTTATAATATCTTTTAATGATATAAATTGATAATTACCATAATCGTTTCCGTTGTAATAAGCTTGTTCTGTTTGGTTTATTAATCCCATCTATTTATTGTTTTTCGTTTTGAATTCTTTGACTTTCAGTTGTAGCAGCTACTTGTGTTAGCTCTCCTTGTTTTAAATTTATTCCAGCAAAAGCTAATATTCTACTAGTTAATTCACCTTGCTCTGATGGGTGTAATTCAAAATGATTAGTATTAGTAGGATCCCACATTGCTTTTTGATTAACAACAACATAGCCCCAATTAACAGCGTTGGGTCTTCTCATATAACTTATATTTATATCTGTATCTATTGCGTTAACAAATGTATCAGGACCAGTTGCTATGTTTAATCTATTTGCAACAATACAAGCTATAGGCCTATCTAAAGTAGGGCTAGTTAAGTATGACAACCTAGCGGCATCAAACTCTTTGCTAGATAATATTTCAACTTGAGTTAAACCAAGCTTTACAGTTCCAAGTCTATATATTTCTTCTGGTAAATTCATAGTTAAACCTAAGTTAGATGGATCAGATGTCCACATTGGACCTCGCTCTACTTCAAAAGTGTTTAGTTTTTCATTAAGTATGTATAACGGATCAGAAAACTCTGTGTCGTTACCAGGAGATGTAGTGTTTCTGTGAAACTGTTTTATATCGTAAAAATACTGTTCAAAAATATCCATTTGTGCTTGGTTGGCAAATAAATTAAACTCTTGAGGCGTTACGTATCCTCTTTGTTCTTTATTAGCTAACGCTAAAACCCTTTGATATATTGTGTCTATATTTACCATAATTTTAATTGTTATAAGGAAATAATCTATTTAATGTTTCTTTTCTTTTACCACAACCACAGTCTTTACCAGTTGCTTTAGCAACTTTATCAACTACCTTTTTTATACCTGTTGCTTTTGTAATTTTTTCTATTGAGTCGCCTAATCCTTTAGATTTATTTTTCATATAATTTAAATTTTGTAGTATGCAATCGCCCCGTAGGGCGACTGCCTCTACAGTTTAATTACGAATTTAATCGTCTTTCAATATTAGAGTAAATCTCCATACCCTCGTCAGTTTTAAACCAAGCAGCTAAAGCTGAGTAAGGATGTTCGTCAAATGGAACGTTCATTAGTTTTCTACCATTAGAAGCCCAAGTAAAAGTTCTTTGATCAGAAGATAAGTTTAATATTCCCATCTCAGTTGCTTTAATACCAAAGTTTCTAAGCATAACGTTTTCATCACTAACCAACTCTAATAAAAGTTTAGGGTTGTTCTTAGCAAATATAAGTAAATCACGTTTAAGCTCCTTAGAACTTATCTTAGATACTCTAGAACCAATTTCAGCACGCATAACAGCTTCTGCCATATCTATATCCATGTTTCTAGCTGCAATTAAAGCGTCTACTTCTAAGTTAATATCTGTTAATTGACTCTCAGCTATAACTTTAGGTTTTAATTCATAAAAAACCTTGTCTTTATGAGGATGGTATAAAGAAAGTAGCTTTTGTAGTGTTTGTTTGTTTTTAGGAACAACTAAAGCACCGTTCCTAAATATAACATGTGATAGTCTTTGCTCTCCCTTCATTTCATCTACAAAAGGAGTTATTTGATTTTCACAATACTTTAACTCTCTTTCATATCCTTTTTCTTCATCAAAATAATAAATATTAGCAGATCTTATCATTTTGCTTAAAGGTCTTTTGTTACCTTTTAAAAGATATGTTCTAGGTTTAATTTCCCATACATCTTTTTTTAGTTTAGGAATATCCTTAACTAGTGTTTCTTTTTTTGGTTGCTCAACAACCGGAGGTGCTTCAACAACTACCTCTTCTCTAATTTGAGGTTCTTCTACCTCAACTTTTGTTTTTTGTTTTTTTGCCATAATATAATATATAATAAAATTAATAAAAATAAAGGGACTGGGAAATTAATCCCAGTCTCTTTAAAATATAATGATTAGTTCATTAAGAAGAAATTGTTCGCTCCTTGAGTAACTAAACATCTTTCAGATAAATAATGTACCTCCATCGCATCTAAATCAGAAGTAGCAGCTCCAACCGAACCAGTAACCCAAGTTTTTAGGTATCTGTCATCAGTTTGTGAAGCTCTATATCTAACGTGTAAAAACGGACGTGTTAAGTTTCTACCTAACATTTGGTCATATACTGAAGATGTACCAGCTGGTACCATAACTCCTCTAATTGCATTAACCGTATCAGTAGCGTTTATACCACCTCTTCCGTCTAACTGGTTTAAATATTTCCAATCAGACTTATAGAAATCGTAAGAACCTCTACGGAATCCTGAGAATCCTAAGTTTAATGCCATGTCTTCTGAGTTGTCAAATACTCCGTAAGAAGTACCACCAGCTCCGTAAGAATTCATAGAAGCTAACATGTCATCTATTGCTAAAGCAGTAGCTCTATTTACAAACATCATGTTTTCTTCAATACCACCATTCTTATCAAGCTCTGCTAAAATAGCGTCAAACTCAGCTAAATCAGTAGCAGCGTTAACACCAGTAACACCAGAAGTTTGATTACCTCTAGTTGAAATAGCGTTAAACAGACCTTGGTGACCAGTAGTACCATCAGCACCACCAGTGTTACCTAAGAAAGAGTCAACTAAAGATGAAGAAGAATCAGTTGGAATAGTTTCCAACATTGACATTTCTAAGTAATCGTTAAATCTCATTCTAGTTTCAGCTTCAGCTTTAACATACCATAAGTAACCTCCAGTACCATCTTCACTAGAAACTTCTACCCAACCAATTTGAGCAGTATCAGAACCTGATACAGCATATTTATCTTTTAAGATAATTGGTTTGTTAGAATAAGTTTTGTGATCTGGTTCGTTTTGTCCAGTTCTACCATTGTCCCCTTTCTTAAATTCAGAACCAATAACTAATATAGTTAAAGTAGTGTCACCATCAGATCCAGCAGCAAAACCAGCGTTTGCTAAAGTTGCTGTGTCATTTCCAGCGTCATAAAGAACTACGTCAAAAGTTTCTGATCCAACAGGGTCAGAAGTTACTAAAACTGTAGCTGTAGTATTAGAATCAGCGATTAATAAAATATCATTTTGTCTAATACCATGCGTTGTAGTTATTGCTCTACCATCGATGTCTTGCTCTATTTCTAGAACACCACCCGCGTTTGTTGCAGAAACACCACCAACAGTAGCTCCAGTATTCGCAGATGCGTCTACGTGACCTTTGTAAGCTAGGTGTAATCTACCTTGTTCTGACCAAATAACTTGGTCTCCTTGCATTGCTTCCTCAGCACCAACTTGTCTTAGGAATCCTGCCATCGTTCTGTTTCCATAAGCTTCTGCCTCTTTAGCCATAACGTCTGGTAGATATTGATCTGCCCATCCATTAGTACCTCCAGCGAAGTCCATGTAATTGCTAGCTAGCGCTTTTTTCACCGGTGAAGGTGTCAAATTTGCAGCCGTTGCACTTGTAATTGCCATTTTGTAATAATTTTAAATTGTTAATTTTTGAATTTGTTTTTGTTGATCTTAAACTTAAAATCAGAAGAATTATCACCTAGCACTTTAAATTTTAACCCTCCAGTTTCTATTGTTTTGTGAGACTGTCTTGGGTCCATGTCTATGTTCTTGGCTTTAGCAACGCTATCTTTTATAGCGTCAGCCTTGCCTTGCTCATAAAAATGCTTTGCAATAGCATCGGTGTTTGCTGCTGTAAATAAAGCTTTGTGGTATTTATTAGCGTCTTTCAAAGTAGAATCTTCATTGACAAACTTTGCCATGAATTGATTAATATCACTTTGTTCTGATTTAACTTTCTCCACGTCTTTAATATTAAATCTATAATTTTTTTCTCCAACATTATATTCAAAACCTTTGAATCTGTCGCTAAAAACCTCGTTGGTTTTTTTCATAAAACTATTTCTATTTAATTCAGCAGACTTGTTTACCTCCTCTGTTTCCTTGTTGTATCTATTAAAAAAATCAACTGCTTTCTGTTGCTCACTCGTGAGCTTTGAACCAGCTTTGATTTCATTATAGTATTTAGACTTTTGCCCGTCTAGGTGGCTTTTAGCGTTGGCAACTTGCTCTTTTAACGCTAATTTTTTTCTACGTATGTCTCTATCGTCGTCAACTTCTTCGTCGTAAGAGAATTGATCTTCCATAAGGAAGTTAATTTCTTCATTATCTAAATGAGGTTTTGTTTGCTTATAATATTCGTATAACAAGTCTTGATCACCCATTTTCCCGTAATCTTGATTAAGCTTTACATAGTCATTTAAATCTCCACCGGTATCATCCATAAAGTTTATTAAATCTTGAATGTTTTCTGGTAGTGGTTTTCCAGTAGCCTCAGCTTCTGCCACAGCCTCTTCTATTTGCTCTTCTACCTCTGCAACTTGTTCTTCAGTAGAACTTTCAGTAATTTCTTCTAATATTGCTGTTTCTTGTGTTTCAGCTTCCGGTTGTATTTCTTCTTGTTTTTCTGTGGGCTCGGCATTTTCAGACTCTGCAACCACTCCGCTGTCGTCAGCGTTATCTTCTTTAGTTTCATTTTCTATTGGTTTTGGTGGTTTACTTAAATCTACCTTAATAACGCTGTCATCTCCAGCAGACTCAAATTTACTTTCATCAACTTTTACCACGTTTTCATCACCTGGATCTTGTTGGTTTTGTGTAGTTTCTTCAACTACGTTTTCGTTTTTTTCTTCCATAATATAATATAATAATAATTAATAAACTTTAACTAGGTTCAAAACTACCTAAATCAAATCCCCCGCCTAACATATCATTACCAGTAGATTCAAAGTTTTTAGGTGGTTTTCCACTATTTCTTTGTTCAATCATTTCTGATTGTTGTGTAGCTTGTATTTTTGTTCTTTCGTCTTTACGATTTTCTTTTTCTTTTTCCCTATCTTTCATGCCCTGAACTTCAATTCCTTTAAGTCTCATGTTGTACTGAAACTCTAAAGCCATTAGTTCTTTTTTAAGTTCAGCTTCTGTGGCTAGTTTTTCAATTTCTAAATTAGATTTTATTTGTTCTAACTGCCCTTTAGTTTGTGCTAAATTTTGTTCTTTTTGAGTTTCGGCCTGAGCTGCCGCTTGAGCTGACTCTGAGTTAGATTTTGTTTGAGCTTGAATGTTTTCCATTTGAAGCCTTCTATCTTTGTCTTCTTTTTTCTTTCTACGTACTTTTAATAATTGATTAGCTAATTTTACGTTTCTTACATCTCTTAGATCAATAGCATCTTCTAACTCTATACTTTGTTGTTGTAACGCCATTTGAATATTATTTTCAAGCATAGCTTTCTCCTCTTCATCTGGCATTAACTCTATAAATATACCAAAATCATAAAGATGTAATTCTTTCATTTCTTCTAACGTTGCAATGTTATGGGCACCTATAGCTTGAATAAAAGCATCTTTAGTTGGGGAGTGCTCTATAATATCAGAAATTCTAAGTGACAAGCATTCAGCCACCGAAGATGTTAAATATAACCCCGCTTGTAATATGTGTCTTGTAGCCGTGTTACTATTTGCTGCTGCCATTTTTTGTATACCTACCAAAGCATTTTTATCTGGCATGCTACCATCTCTTGCTTCGTTTAGTCCAGTAGCATCTCTTATCATTTGTAAATAGTAATTGTAATTACCAATAAGAGCTTGCATTTTGTTACCACCTGATCCAGATGTAATTTCTTGAATAGGCACTTTACCAGGATTCATATCGCCTTCACTTGTAAAAGACCTACCTATAACGCTACCAGTTTGAAAAAACATATTTAACGCTTCTTGCGGGCTATAATTAGTTCCGTTACCTAAATCAATTTCAGCTAAACCATCAGCATCTAAGTAAACGCCATCTGGTGTCATTCGTGATAATACTTGTTGAAGTTTTAAATGTGTTAATTGAATCATGTCGGCAAAACCAGTTATTCTGCTAACTAAAGACTCTATTTTACCATTATACATTCTAGGAGCAACTATAGAGTAATTCATTTTAACTTTAGTAAAATCACTTTTAGGGCGCATCATATTTCTTGACATTTCCCACCTTAATAACCTGTCAGTCCCTATAATCATAGCGCCATCATATAAACACTCTATAGATCTTAATATTTTATTGTATCCGCCTTCTTTTTCTTTTGGCGGATTAAACGAATCGTCTTTAGGTATAATTTTATCAGCACCAGTTCCTGTTTCTTTTATTTTATAAACTTCATTCATGTAAGTTTTATAATTAAAATATAAAACTTGAATAGTATTATTGTCTTCCTCGTGGTAATTATACCTTGAGTTATGGTTGGATATATTGTTAGATCTATTTGCCATTATATCCTCTAAATCACTTTCCGTTAAATGTGGAAATTGTTTAGCTAGTTCATTTACTGGAATAGATTTAACCTCTCCAACATAATAAATATCATCAAAATAAGGGGAATCTGTATGAGAATAAACTAGATTAGCAGGATCTACATAATCTATTACAACCCCTTCTGAAGTGTTAAAAGAAGTTTTAACAGCACCAATACCAAGAACAGCTAAATCATAATAAAACCTTTTTTTAGTCAACTCATAGTTGTTGCCTTCAAACAAAACGTTTAAAGCTTGTTCTTCTGCTAGTTCTACAGATTGCTTGTATGTCATCTGCATGTGAAGACTTAATTCTTCTTTTGATTCCGGTAAAGAGCTAGGATCGTTTTCAAGAAGATTTATATTAAAAGCTTTCATTGCAAAATCACTCATTTCTTTAGTCTCCATATCTCCTAATATAGATTCCATATACTCTGTTCTTTTAGCAACTCCGTATGGATCTTGTGAATAAGCTTTTATATCATATGTTCTTTCAGCTATTCCATTAACCACTATATCTACAAATTTAGGGATAATTGGAACAGGCTTCCAATCTAAATTTAAATAGGACAAATCACCGTTTATAGATAATTCATCCTTATATTTTTTAATAGACTGCTCACCTCTAGCGTATAACCTTAAATTATGAAAATTATTTTTACTAGTTCTATGTTTATTATAGCCCCTATTGTTATTAAACCACTCTTGTCCAATTGCTTTACCTACTTTCAAACCATAATCATAGCTTAGCTTTTCAGCATCGCTAACTGTTTGACTCGGGAAATAACTTTTAATGCCAGACTCTGCCATATTTATTATTTGATTATTTGTGAATTACTTCCAGTATTACTATACTTAGAAATATTTATGTTTAACTTTTGTTTTTCTATCTTGGCATTTGGCGCGTATAAATGCCTATTGTTTGCCATTATAGCTAGACCAGAACTTATAGAAGCATCGTGTTTTGTTCTTTTGTTTATATCAAACTTTGCCCAATCATTTAGCAATTCATTAAAGTACAAATCACCAAAAGTTCCATCTTGTTTTATACCAACGTGATCTTGAATATACATTTCAATTGCAGCTGCATGAGCTTGTTTTATATCTTCACTTGAGTTAGGTATACCACCTACTTCTTTTTCTGCTACGGATAATTTGTTCCATATTTTATCAGGACGATTCATACTAAAACCTCTATATCCTCTTCTTCTTAAATAGTATAATAATCTAGGTTTATTATTTTCTGCAAGTATTGGCATACCATAAAATACTAATGCCATTAAAACGTCTTCAAAAAACATTTCAGCCGTAGGTGGTCTTGATAAGTATTCTAAAAAGAAACTATTCGCAGGAGCGTCCTCCATACTAAACCTGGTTAAGCCATGCAATGCTCCTTTAGATCCTTCTCCATCTACGGTTCCTGATATATCATAAGAGTCACAACCAAACGCTCCCATGTGTTCATTACCAGGATATTTAATACCATTTTTAAGTACCACTCTATTCTGTAATTGCTGAGGTGGAACCCAGCTAACTTTAAACCTACCCTTTGGATCTGGATAAAATATAACTTGAGAATCCTTAACGCCACTTACCCATTGAAAATTACCTTTTGTAATTCCTAAGGTTCTAGACATTTCTTCATTATAGTCTACCTGCTCATATATTTTTACAAGATTAAATATGCTACCCTTTGTTTCATCTCTAAAAGCATGCTCTGTTGTTCTTGGAAATTGACGGTAAAACTCATTTAAACCATCTTGGTCATCTTTAAGACCATCAACTTCATTTTGCCAGTTATCTATTACACCTACATCTATTAGTTCACCGTCTGGTGCAAGTCTGTCGACGTCAGGGTTAGTAAAGACTGGAATTCCATACTGGTCAATAAATCCTTCATAGTTCCATTCCATTGGGATAAACAAAGAGTATAAACCAGACTTTGTCTGACCATTTCTATTTCTTTTCGTGACATCTGAGGCATTGTATAGTTTTTTAAAATTTTCTCCACCTTTGTCTAAAGCATTTGAAGTTGAGCCCATCATACATTTACCAACTATCCTGCTACCTAATCGTAAACATGTTTTTGTAACTCTCCAGTTATTTAAAATATTATCAGGTCTTTCCCATTTACCGCTTTCATCGTGTACTAGCAAGTTTAGTTTTTCACCATCATAACTATTGTCTCCTGTGTTTTTCCAATCAATAGTTGTATCTAACCCTTGTATATCTTCTAGCTTTTCGTTAGCTGTAATTTTTTTTCTTGTAAACTTACTAGCCGGTACTCTATATGCTAACTCTGACTTTGGCCTATCCATACCATCTTGAATAGGTTTAAAGAAAAATGGATAATTAATACTAATTGGTACTACTTTGTCTGTAAACATTTTTTTAGCATCAGCACCTGTTTTAGATAATATACCATATCTACTATCACTTGCAAGAGTGGCTAAATTAACTGTTTCTGCAGATGACATAAACGAAAACCCTGATCTTCTGTTCTTTAAGTAACACATACCGTAACATCTCTTATCTGCCTTACAAGCTTCCCAAAATATATAGAACAATCTATTTGCTTCCCTAAAGTCAGGCGCTCCAACATCTATTTTACTCCATTGCAAGTACATATAGTGTGTGCCTGTTATATATGTTGGTTTTCCGTTATTAGTAAACCAAAACCCCTCCTCTCTTCTTTTAAACTCTTCGTCTATATAATCGTACCATTTTTCTTTATTATCTTCTGGGTAGCTTCTCCAGTCAAATATATTTTTTATGTGCTGTAATTCTTTAGGGTACTCTTGCTTAACCCATTTGTTCTTACTGTTGCTATACACATCTTTAGGAACCTTAGGAAGCGCTATTGCTAAACCTTGTATTTCTATAATTTCTCCTATTTGCCCAGTATGAGATAGTACTACAATGTCATTTTCTTTATTGTATCCGTATTTCCATTTCTTACCTTTATTAAAACGACTAATTGTTGTTTTTTTAACAGGTTCTATTATTTTATATAAATCTTGCTCGTACATTATTTAGATCTTCCTTCTGCGAATCCTTTAAATACTCTTTCTTTCTTTTCTTCAGGCGTTTTACCTTCCAAAATGTTTTCTTCTTCTTGTATTCTATTAAGTATTTCAAATGCGTCAAATATAGCTAGTTTTTTAGTAGCCGCGGCATTCTTAAGTCTATCTGCTGATATATCATCGTCTGAATCAACGATTGCTTCCTTCGCTACTTTAATCAGCTCTTCAACCGCTTTGTGCCCAGCTTGGATTATATTCTTCTTCGTCTCCTTGATATTCATATTTAATTGTAATAAAATTAGATTTAACTCGATATAGCCTTTCGTTATCAACGACAAACTCATATTCACTACTTGGTCTAAAACCAACTAGATCACCAATATTAACCGTGCTGTCTGAATACTTAACAATACCTTGTAGTGGTTTTTCAGATTCAATATTAAATTGATCTATTGCTTTTAAAGGTTTTACGAAACAATAACCTTTTGGAGCTATCCACTTATCTTTTCTTTTATATAAAAAAATTTGATCGTGGTTTATAAAGTAAGTATCTTCATCGAAATAACTTCTGCTATTCTTCTCAACACCCTTCACGTTATGCCATCTACGAAACACGTTGTGATGCACTATAACTGTATCTCCTGGTTTTATATCTGTATCACCAATTATGGGAGTTGATATAACTATAGCTTCTCTATTAATGTACTGATGGTTAAATATTTCCGTGTTAAGAATTAACTCCCCACCATCTAGTTTTTTAGTATTGTTATATCTTTTTCCTTTTGGCTTTACAACAAAGTTGTAAACGCTCTTCATTAGTACTCTAGATTATATTCTACGGATACAGCCATATTCTTGTTAAAGTCCTTCCAAGGTAATACGTCTTTTTTCTTTTTAATATAAATAGAGTACTTTTCATCTTCTTCTATTATATCACAAATTGTATGACCACCATACACTTCTTGCCCCACAGCATAGTGCATAGCGTCATTTTTATAATCTTTACCTACGGAAATTTTACGAATTAGCTTTGACATCTTTCTTGTAATTTATTGTTCCGTCCTTAACATCAATATCATAGGTGCCATATTCTTTTTCAAACTCAGATTGTAATAATACTAAATTATCTCTAAGACCAGCTATATTGTGCATCATTTCGTGTTTTTTCAACTCCATCGAACCTAACTCTAACTGTGCTCTGTTGATGCCATTTATTGCCGTTTGAACTTTTTCTAACTGCTCATCAGTTATTTTTTCGGGTTTTATTCCTTTAAGTTCTTTAATTTTTTTACTTGTGTTTTTTGCCATTTTATTTAATTTAAGTTAATTTTATTTATTTTTCAAAACAAAGGATTATTTGTATTGGGTGTATATTAAAAAGCTCATCACCACTACCTAAGTCACCAGCGGCACCCGCTCCGTTTTGTATTTTCCAAGCCGCAAGATCTGCTGGCACAGTGTAATCTCCTTTTTGCGAGGTTGTAGCCGAACCATCCGCTTTAAATGTTATGGTATTAGCATCAGCCATAGATTCTATCTCACCTACAATAATATCATCTGTAGCGTGAATAATATCACCAACAGCAAAAGCGTTTCTAGGATCAGTTCCTTCTATATCAGCGTTTACTAATTGAGCAGCTGATAATTCACTAACGTCAATAGCTTGACTTGTAACCACTCCTGTACCAAAATCAAGAGTACCACCCGCGCCACCACCGATATATAACGTATCATAACCCACGTTATCACCAAAAGCATGCTCACCCTCTAGCACTAAAGCGGGTATATTACTAGCAGCAGCACCACTACCAGTAGATACTATTGAAAGGTAATCAAAACAACTCGCGCCAAAATCGTTATTGTCAAATTTTGTAAAACCAATTAAATGGTTTGATACAGCTGGAATAGCTGTCATTGTTGAGTTTACAGTTCCTAGCGTTGCTGGTGCCGCGCCATTTATTGATTTTGCAAAAAACAAGTCTATATCTTTTGCCGCTTGTGTACCACCATTAGTACCTCTTAAGGTTGCTGTTGCGGATATTAATTTATTGGCGCCTCTAGGCACTTGAAAAGAGACCCAGTCAAAAAGAACATCTTTTGAGTTAAAAGCCACTTGTTTACTAGCGGGTACAACTGGTACCACCTTTACTGTGAAATATTTTGCCATTTTTTATTTTTTTACTTTTTCTAGTGATCTACCGCCAAAATAAGCACCGATCACTGTTATTAATACTAATTGTAATAAATCAACATAAGAATCTTTTACATTGAAATTTATCGCACCTGCGTCTATAAATATTAACAGCATGGTGCATACTATTAAAAATATTAAAGTCATAGGCCTAACGTTTTTGCTAAGCCATGAGTCTGATTTTAAATCTGCTTCCCATCTACTAGTAATGTTTTTTTCCATTTCTATTTGATAGTTCGCAACTAATTCTTTTATTTTTCTTTCTGCCTCAAGCTTTTCCTCGCCAGATGTGTGTAGGTTATCTATAACTCCGCCCACGCCTTTTACTAGTTCAGCAGCTCCTCCAGAAAATAATTTACCTAACATAATTTAATTTTAGTGTTTATTGCCATTATTTGCGTCCATTTCCCAAGGAAAATCTCCATCACCAGCTTCCATCCATTCTCCCTCTACTAATATCATATCTTTACCTCTTCTAGTTTCTCTCGGAAAAGTTTCACCGTTATATTTTATGTAGTTATCTCCATACTCTAACTTACCTAATCTCATATCGGTAGCATGCCTCATTTCATGCATAATAGTTTGTCTTTCTTGATAGCTACCGGGTTCTAGTTTATCACTAATATATATACTTCCATCCATATTAGCCTCGCCTAATATACCTTTAGCTAGTTTTGTCCTAATAACAGGTGTTCCAGGCACAGACACGTCAGCATCGCCAGATTGATTGCCAAAACGCATCTTTGTTTTAATTTCGCCATTAACAGCATAGTTGCCTCTATTTTTTCCTAGTTTGAACGCCATATTACCTGTCTTTGTCTTTTATCATATCATCTATAGCTTTGTTATAAACTTTATCTGTATATGATTTATTATTATAAAATACACTTCTTTCTGATGTAGGAAGATCTTCCTCACCTAGAAGTATTCTGTAAATTCTACTTATCATTTGAGAGCACTTAAAAGAAGTCTTAAATACAGAGTACATTATAGTCGTTCTGTTTCTGTGTCTCCAAGTTTCTATCCAACCTTCTCTTTTTAATCTCTCCCATCTCGCTTTATCCCACGAATATGTGTAAACTCCGTTGATAAAATCGTTTCGTGTAAATCTTCCTTTACAATCTAAATAAATTAATAATTCTAAATCTGCATCTTTTAACCCGTAAGTTTTACAGACCCACTTTCTAGTGAGCCTGTAATACTTAAGAATATTCATTTCACGCAAATCTTGCGCGGTTAATCTCAATTACTAAGCTACGTCAGCAGCTGTAACAGTAGTAGCACCTAAACCAGCAACAATGTTTAAAGTTGTATCAGTGTCGTCTGTTATAACAAACACACCTCCAGAAGCTTTTACGCTAGCGGGCGCTAAAATGTCCATGATTTCTTTTAATCTAAGAGCAGAAGTAGCATCAGCACAAGCAATAGATACAGCTTGTTTGTTTGCACCAAGTGTACAAGCAACAAGAGCATCATCACCAGCTATCCAAGTAGTTTTTGAAAGTGGAAAGCAAGCTGCTGCTTCAGCAGTGTCTTTAAATAAAATGTAAGTTTCCATAATTTTTTTTGTTTTTTAATTAATAATTTGTTTGTTGTTTTAAGTTTGTGGTTTATTGTTTGGGGTTTAGGTTAATCTACTAGAACAACGTCGCCATCACGAATAACTCTATAAAGAGTATCTTTCCATGATATGTCGTGTCCAGCATGTTTATCGTAATATATCGTATCGTTATCTTTTAAACCTTCTACAAGATTTCCACACGATATTATTTTTGCTTTTATATAACGGTTATCTACATCTGTATCATCCGTCATTATAAGACCAGCAACCTTTTTAGGTTCTGTCTTTATTTTATCTACTATTATATATCTATTGATTGCTTTCATTCATTCTCATATTTGAAATTACACAATCTGCAGATATAATCGTTGACACTACGCTCACCGCGTTTTTAAGCGCTGACTTAGTAACAAGCACAGGATCAATCACTCCAGCCTTAATCATATTAATTCTTTCACCAGTTATAGCATCAACACCGTAGCCCTCGTGATCTTTTGTCCCGCTTATTATTTGTATACCAGCATTACTTAAGATTACATGAAAAGGAGATATTATAGACTTAAATAGTATTTTTTCACCAATACCTTTAGGTTTTATATTTTGTGAAGCATTTAAAAGAGCAACTCCACCACCTGGGACGATACCTTCTTTCAGGGCCGCTTTTGTGGCGTAGATAGCATCTTCTACTCTATCTTTCTTTTCTTTGAGTTCAACTTTAGAATCAGCACCTACTTTTACTACGCCCACTGATCCTGACAGCATAGCCAATCTTTGTTGGTGTTTTTTCTTAATAAATGGATTTTTATCCTCTTTATCAATTAATTTTTGAATACTCTTAATTCTTTCCTTTAATTCTTCTTCTGGAGTCTCTATAGTGAGAACTGTGTTTTTATCATCTGTAATTGCTGAATAAGCTTCTCCTAAACAATCTACGTCTATAAGGTCTAAGTCATCACCTAGTTCTTCGTTAATAACCTTGCCACCAACTAAAAAAGCAAGATCCGCTACCGTATCCTGCTTTGTGGGCCCGAATCCGGGTAAATCAACTATATTAACTTTTATATTACCTTTTACCTTGTTCATAAGAAGTGCTGCTTTAACCTGTTGGTCAACTGGCGCAACGATAAGTAGTGATCGTTTATTCTTTATAACATGTTCTAGTACTGTTTGTATTTTTCTTATGTTAGGTATTTCTGAAGATACTATTAACACTAATGGATTATCAAGCTCTGCAACTTGTTTATCTTTATCAGTAACAAAATGTGGAGATGTGAGTCCTGAGTCGATTTGAACACCGTCTACAATTTCAACGTATGTCTCTTCAGTTGGAGACTCTTCCATTAATACCACACCATCTTTACCTACTTTAGTATAAGCTTCTGCTATAATCTTTCCTAGTTCCGCGTCATTGTTGCAACTTATTGAACTAACAGATTTCAGCATATCACCCTCGATCTTGACAGAAATCTTATCTAGGTAATTATTTACCTTATTAAGACCGGATTTAATACCGTCTTTAATTTCTCTAGTAGTAGCATCGCTACTATTTACTTCTTTTAACAGAGATTCAGCAAGAACGGTAGCTGTAGTAGTACCGTCACCCGCTTCTCTTACTGTATTTCTAGCAGCTTCTTTAATAAGGGTTGCCCCCATGTTTTCAACCGGGTCAAATAAGACAACAGATTCTGCTACTGTTACACCGTCTTTTGTTATTACCGGTAAACCTCTAGCATCTTCGTATATTACACACTTTCCAGATGCTCCTAAGGTTGATTTTACTGCTTTTGCTAGCTTTTCAACGCCAGCAACTACTTTTTTATTAGCAATATCGCCAAAACTTACGTCTTTGACAATCTCGCTAGGCTGATTGTATTCCATATTAAATTAAATTTGATTAAATTGTACTTCTTGTTTCTTTACGCAGGGGATTCCTCATTTATTTCTTAGTAAAATAATCTTTAACCTTTTTACCCAATGGAACTTTCTTACTTTCCGCATCGGTCCGCTTCTTTCGCGCATCTACCATCTCTTGAGTCACACGTTGTGTTTTAGGAGCCACCTTACTTACAACTCGCATAAGTTTACTTTTAACAGGATCAACTACATCGAACTCAAATCCAGTTTTTCCTTTTAAAGTTCCTTTTGATTTTGCTCTTTGCTCGTCAGAAATATTAGGCGCAAACCCTTTTGGCATATTTATTTTAGGAACCGGTTTTGTAATTGGTTCTTTTCGCGCTTTAGGTGATACAGGTGATTCAGGTAATCTAGGTAATCTAGGTGATCTACTTACTTTTTTCTTTTTTGGTGGTTTTTCTATATGACCTTGTTTTGATTCAATTGATTCAACCGTATCAGGTATCCTATTCTTATTTTTATCTAGAGTTGGCTTTGGCTCTGGCCCTGTAGTTTTTTTCAATTGCTTAAGTTCTTTTTTTAATCCTTGTTTAACTGGAGATGATCCAATTCCAAAATTTCTTTGAAACGGTGATCCTTTCATTTTAAATGGTCCTGCCATGATTTTTGTGTTTATTTGTTAAATATTAAAAAAAGTGGGGCTATAGCTAGGTAATATAGTATAAATGTTACTATTACACCTGTCCATCCTAGAACTATGAACCCTACTTTCTTCAATTTGTTCACTATTCGAATGTTTTTACCACTTTTGGGCCTTTTGTAGCCTCTAATTTCTTTGAGAAATGGTCAACGCTTCCGTCAATTGCAGCTTCAGCGCCTTCTATGGTTTCTCTTCTGGTAACATCATGCCAATTTTTATCAGATTCTGGGTCATTTACTTCAGTTTGATAAAAACCGTTAGGTAACTGTGTAATACGCCAGTTACTTTTGTCTGCTAGATGCGTCCATTGGTTAATAGTTTTTTCATTCGGTTTAACATTGCTAGTCATTGTACTAGTCTTGTAGTATAAATAAGTCATTTTTTTGGTTTTTTTGGTTAATATTGACTTGGTCTAGGGTCTTTCCCTATTTTTTGAATCTTTCTTGCGCCCAATAAGCTTTTTGAGTTTTAGCATTTAGACTTTTAAGTTTAGCTTCTTCTGAGGAAGTAAGTTTTTTATCTCGGTTCTTCTGTTTCTTTCTTAAGTTAGCGTGCTCTACAGATGATCCAGCTACAGACGAACCTCTTTCATCTTGAATAAAGCTTCCTGGCACTGTTTTTTTACCTCCAGATACGGTTACTTCTGGTAAAAGTCCTGGAAACTCTTTGTCGTCTTTCACTGGTGACTTTCCAGCATAGGAATATCCCTTCATTTTAAATGGTGTTTTTTCCATAATTTCTAATTTTTATTTATTTATTTTTAACTTTTACCTATTTTAACACTGCTAAAGCCTCTTGCAATACCAGTTGGTCTTTTTGGTTTTTCTTTTTTTCTTGTTAAAAATCCTATTGCTCCTTTAACTAACGCTCCAGTAGCTTGACCAATTATATTTGCTTTTTGTGAATCCCATGCTTCACCAAGCTTATGCCCAAGTGTTGCATTTGAATCACTCATTCCCCCTGTTGGCACCGCTTGTTTACCAGGCATTACCGGTCCAGGTGTAGAAACTGGTAGTGGTTGCGCTGGTTGTATTGGTAAAGATGTTGGTGTTTGTAATATAGGACCTTTTTTCATCGTTGGTACTTCCCCGTACTTTGGATTGTTTCCTGCAACTATACTGGTACCATCACTTTTTGTGTCCATAGCGGCTCTCCACTTTTCACTAGCCTCTGCTTTGGCCGCGTAAGCAGCTTCTTTTTCAGCTTTTTTTCTTTCACCTATCCCGAATAATTTAACAGGTGATTTACCAGGGTATGTGAATCCTTTCATTTTATACATAGCAACGTGTTTTTATTATTATACTATTAATCAATAAGTCTTGACCCGCCACCAACTTTACCTTGCATTGACGTCGTGATATTTTGTCTTGCTTCGCTTTTTGATAGTTCATGGGCTTGGTTTTTTGCTGCTTTTCTTGATGCAGCTCCTTGTATTGCCGCTGACCCAGCTCCAACTGCACCAGATGCAAGACCACCATATATCGCGCCTAGTATCACTGGTGCTAGCTTAGCAGGTGATGGTTTTGATGCGTACCCTTTGTTGATAGGGGATTTTTTCATTTCATATGACATGTTATATATTTTTTATAATTATCCTTCGTTTTTAGTTCCTTTACCGTCATTACCACGGTTTGCTTTTACAGACTTAAACTTACCATCTTTATGATCGTAGTCTTTACCCTTAATGTTTTTGCCATTTTTTTCAGCCTCACGTCTTTTACGTTGATTTTCTGCTTTCTTTTTACGTCTTTCTGGTGTCATTGCTGCTCGTTTATCACGAATAGCCTTCATACGTCTTGCGGTAGGGGTAAGTTTTTGCATTATATTTTACCAGGCATCATTCTAGCATCTTTTACTATTTGTGGGTTTGTTTTACCATAACCTGCAAATGTTTTTTTAGCTGAATCAACAAGTAGCCCAACTCCGCCACCAGTAGATACTGTACCTGTTTTTGGTTTCGGTGTATGATCTACAAGCTCTAACTTGTTTTTCATCGGTGAATTCTTGCAAAGACCTGGTAATGGGTTGTTTCTTGTTCTCATAGTAAGAGTGTTATTGTCATATTCATATGATTACATATATATTCCACTATTTACACTATGACAATAGCTAGTTACTCCTTATCTCTAGTAATCTATCTCTAACCCTAGATATTACGCTAGTAATATCCTTATATAGAGAGCAAAAACACAACAACTAAGAGTAGTATGTATATAACTGGTGATATGTCTATTTTTTCTGTTTCCATATTTTTATAATTGCGAGTAAAAACTACATATTTAATGAATATAGTGTTAAGAAATTGCTAAGTGTGACAATAGGGTGCTACTCTAATACTTAATTAGCTAATGTCACATAAAAACACGTTATAAATTTATAGAGTTTGCATTGCCCCCTATACCACTGACTATCAACCCATTACAAAAACGAAATATATTTACGCCACGGGCCCCCTTTTTACATTATTTCGCCATAATTTTTCACGTTTTTTGCTGTATACGTCAGTATTTTTTATGTTTTATCTACATATACTAATTTTTACAAACTAAATACTAATACATTTGGATAATATATATGTAACAACTAAACAATAACAATATGAATAAAGTAAATACAATTACAATTAAAATAGATGAAGATAATGATATCTATGAAATGACAGTCAACAATGTAACATACACACTTGACAATGTATATGAGTCAGAATATGGACAACTATTTGATGAACTAAATATGTCAATTGAAGTAATGTAATTCACAAATGTAAACTAATTTACAATTGTAAACTGAGAGAGTCAGTGGTATACTCTACAACTAAAAATATCAACAAAACAATATTAGTACTTTTACAAACTAAATACTGATAATAATGGATAATATAAATGTAACAAAACTAATAAAATAAATAATTAACTTAAAATTTAAACAAAGTTGAAGAACTTAAAACTAAAAGATTTGTAATCAGAAAGTCATTAATTGGTAAAAATACTGTTATAACTTTCACAAACAAAAAACAAGAAATTGTTTCTTATAATCATGATGAAGTATATAATACTCACTCAGAAAGATTTAACTCAATGAATTGTTTCCAAAAGTATAAAAGTTATACTAACTCAAATTGTGTACCAAGTTTCTGTAGAAATTTACAAACAATTGTTGAGTAAACAAAACTAAAATTCCAGTTAGTTTCACTTGTTTTCTGGTAAATCAAAATGAATGAGTACAGTGTAGTAATGGTTTTTGTGAGTTCGATTCTCACACTACAACAAATATACAAACAAAATACGACTAGTATTGGATAATATATATGAACTTAAATTAATTAAAATATATAAACTATGTCAAACTTAAAAATTAAATTATTAAAACTATTATTAAATAATATATTTAAATATAATAAAACCGAGTGCAGAGAGAAGTTCCTAGAAACTACTATTGACGACTTAACCTATTTATTAAACAATTAAAAAATATAAAACTATGTATGAAACATTAGAACACTGGAATCAGTATAAAAAAGAACAAAGTAAAGTAAATCCTAATCAATTAAAATTAGCATTATGAGAGATTTTAGTATAACAAGAAAAGAAGGTGAATGGTATCACGCGAAAGTAACTGATAGTTATGGTAATGAGTATGACAATTACTTTGAACACGCTCACGAAGCAAATGACTGGATATACTATGTATGGGAAAAGGAAGAGTGGTTTAACTCAGTAGATTCACAAGAATTATTAGAGAAAGCAATAGCTGAGTGTATAAAAATAGATGAAGAGGCAGGTAGAGAACCAGCACTAGATTAATAAAAACTAAATGAAATGTCAGAAAAACAATTAAACAAGCAAGCAAAAATGATAGTATTAACACCAATAGTAATATTAATAACAATGTGTTTACTATTTGGATAAAAATATAAATTATGAAGAAAATAACAAGATGTGCATTAGCTATAGGTATAATCTTTAGCTCGTGTCAAAAAGAAGCAAATTTTGCAAGAAACTGGGGTCAACCAGTGGATATGAATGACCCGACAGGTGTATGTGTAGGTGGTAGTGTGTCATGGTATCCAGGAATTAGTGATGAAGAATGTATAAATAAAATTAAAACATTTGATAGTTATGACCCAAACAAGCCATTATTTCTAGATCCGAGTGTATATGATTTAAATCAAACAGAAGAAAGTGAAGTACATGCGCCTAATCCTGATTATCTTGGTTTTCCACATCACATTTCTTCTATGTCAGATAAGTGGGGTTGGGATTACTATCACGAAATGAAGCAATTAAAAAGCGAGTTAGGAGCAGAAGGTATGCAAATATTCTTAGACAAATACTGCCAAGGCGATAGCACCTTAGGTATGAAATTAAATAAAAACTTTTAAAACATGAAGAAATTAACACTAAGCGTTGGACTAATAGCTAGTATGCTATCAGCTAACGCGCAAGACACACTATGTACTTACTTTAAAGGTAAAGACGTGTATCATTTTGATTACCAACAAGATACAATTTTATATAAAGTAGTGCAAAAACAAAAGTATTATGAAGTAAATTTAAAATATGGTGATGTATTATGCTTAGATTTAAGTGACGAAAAACTAAGAGTAAGAAAAGTAATAACTACTTTCTTTGACGGCTCGACTTCAACACAAGTATTAGATAGTAAAGACCACGTGTACTATACTCAACGCGGAGTAGTTAAAGTATCAGTTGGTAAACCAAAATTTACAATTAAACTATAATGGGAGCGTGGATAATACTAATACTAATAACTATAATGATAGGTAGTTATTTACTAAGAGAATAATACAAACAAAATACGATTACTAACGGATAATATAATCAAATAAAACATATAACATGAACAAAATTAAATTCTTAAAACCAGATACAACTACTGGTAAACAAAAAATTCAACTAAACGGTATAACTTATAAACCTTATACTATATGTGAACTCGCTGGCACTAAATTCGGTGAAGTAGATGAAGATGGTTATTCTTATATAACTGAATGGTTTAACTATAAAGGCTTTACTTATGTTGCAGTGTAAATGTAACAATATAATACCTCAAGGCCGAGTTAATCTTGGATTCAAAGTATGCGTAGACTGCTCCACAACCGAGCAATATGGTTGCGCTCCACTTATAAACCACAAGACCGGTAATTCCATACAGATAATGTCAAGCAGTGACGCTGCTCGCATATCCAAGATGACTCAGCGTAGAGGTTATGGTACAATGTTAGGATAACGAGGTGAGGGCGCGAGGTGAGTATGTGTATGAGGTTCTTAGCCCTCCACAATCTTACTCGCTTGCCCATCTCGTTTACAAAATAAATACGATTACTAATGGATAATATATATAAATAATAATATGAATATAAAAGAAACAATACAACTGCTTGGTATACAAGACGTTACAACTAAAAGACAAAAAGCAAATGGTACAGTCACTTGGAAACTACCAATCAAAAGATGGGGTAAGTTTATTGAAGTAGCATCATTCAAGTCGGGCTATGTAAGAAATAATAACTGTGGTTATAGTAATTATCAATTAAACAAAACTAAAATGAGTAAACGTTACTATCAATATGCAAATGGTAGAGTACACGAGTTTGATACTAAGGAACGTATACTAATACCAAGAGAACAAGACAGATTAGAATATTTAATAAGCTATTGTCTTAAAAACTATTACATCAAACAAGCAAATAATATAAAATAAAATGGGAAAACAAAATAGAGAATTAATAAAAAACATAGAATTATATGAGCAAAAAGAGAAAATTAAACAGCAAGAATCCGAAATACTGGGACAAAAGCTTGTTAAACGAACCAAAAGTAAAGAGAAAAGTACACAGTTGTACAACTCATAATGGAGTAAAAGTATATGCAGTTTGGTATGATACAAACTAAATACGATTAACTACGGATAATAATATAAACAAATAAAATTAAATAAAATGTCAGAAAACAAAGAAATGTTAGAGGCCACAGTAAAAGGCTTACAAGACAAAGTAAATCAATTAAATATGGATTTAAAGTCTAAACAAAAAGAACTAGAAGATTACAACAAACCGTTATTACTAAACGAAACTTATGCTGCGTTAGAAATGGTAGTAGATAATGCTATTGGCGACTATGAGTTTGATTGTGGTGAGTTTGATTATGAGTTTAATATAAACTATGATAACAAAATAGAACTTGATAATTTATCGTTTAATGATCACTATAATCTAGCTGAAAAAGTAATGAAAGCAATTGATAACCATTTTAAAGTAGAAGAAGATGAGACTAACCAGTAAAAAAGTAGAAGAATATTTTGCGTGGCGAACAGATGAAGAATTAAAATACTGTCCTAATTGTATTGCTGCCGCATGTAATGATGCTATGAGTAGATTTGGCCATAGAGAAGCTAAAGACTTTTTAAAGCTAGTATTCTTCAATGATCCAATACCTTTGTTACATACACACAGTTATGGCTTTCATACAGCAACAGGTAGAAATATAATACAAACAATACAAGAGTACTATTATAAATTTAAAAATTTAGAATTATGAAAGATAAAATAGAAGTATATACAAACTCTAATTGTCCTTATTGTAAAACTATAAAGGAAGAATTAAATAAAAATAAAATAAAATTTGAAGAAAAAACAACTTTAGAAAACAAAGATGATTGGCAAAAAGTAATTCAATTAACTGGGATTCCAACTGTTCCTACTATATATTATAAAGACAATTACTTTGTGCCTGGAAGAGATTTTTTCAATCCAATGGGTTTAATACAAATGATTAATAATTTTGAACCGTCAACTTTTTCAGTTGAAATACAGTGTTTAGAAAAATTAAAAACATTGAATTCTAATATTAACACAGCGTTTAGTAGGTTAGATCAATTATTAAGACAAATAGAAACTAAAATAAATACAGATGAGCACAAAAACTAAACAATTACCTAAGTGGTTTAATGGCGAAGTATATAAAGACGGAGCAACTGTACAGAACAGGTTTTCTGGAGAAGAATATAAGCTAAACAATATAGAATTATCTATGTATGATTTTATAATGGGTGCAACTATGGTGTTAGAAATGGGTGGTGGTTATAAACACACTGACGTTAGCCTGTTAAGAAAAGGTCTTAACTGGTTTAGACAGCACAATGCTAAAGCTTATATGGTATTATTAGATTAAATTATGAGTACAAGAGCACAGATTAGATTTGCAACAAGAGAAGTTGGTGTAAGCTTTAACGAGCACCCAAATGCTATACACGCACAGTTCTATAACCACAGTGATGGTTACCCAGAAGGATTAGGCGTAGAAATAGCAGAGTCATTATTAGATTCAATAAAAGTACAAGGCTGGGAAGTAGAACACCTTGATACAAGACATGGTGATCTTGAGTACATATATTATATATGGCAAGCACCATTAAAAACTACATGGATAAGTATATTTGAAGGCATGGGTAACGGCCTTGACTTTGAGTGTATATTTGTAGGTGAACCACAAAAACTAATTGATAAATACAAACAAAATACGAACTATGACGGATAATAAACGTGTAACAAACAAACAAATATTAGATAAAATAGATGCGCTTAAAGTCGGCGATGAAGGCCTTAACGCGCTAGCAATCAAGATCGTAAGCCGTATGGTAAAACTTAAGTCTATGGAAGACTGGTTTCACCACGTGTCCAAGTCTGACATAGCTTGGTCCACGGCTTACAAAGATCTTGAGCTAACTGAAGAAGAAGATGCACTAGGTGAAGCCGCAAAGCTTATGACACTAATGAACTTATTTCAAGAAGGTGAAGAATATGAAAAATGTGCTATTATAAAATCTAGAATGAACGAAGTAAATAAAATATTAAAAAGAGGAAATAAATGATGAGAAAAAAACCAATGCTAGCTTACCCAGTAAGCGACAAACCAATTAACTATGACAACAAAGTATTTATGCAACCAAAGCTTGACGGCGTTAGGTGTGTAATACAGTATGACAATAGCCAAGTAAAAGCGTATTCACGTACAGGCAAAGAGTGGAAAAACATAGACCATATCTTGTTTAATCTTAAACCGTGGTTCGCTCTTAATCCTAATGTTATACTCGATGGCGAATTGTATAATCACGATCTAAGAGATGATTTCGAAACTATCATATCGTTAGTCAGAAGACAAACTCCTACTGACATAGACGCGCTAGAATCAGCAGATCTTGTACAATTTCATTGTTATGATATTATAGATGAGACCATGACATTTGAAGAACGTAGTAAATTTATTACACAAACCGTACCACGAAACCACTGTGTTAAACATGTACCAACAATGCTAGTGCCTACAGAATCTCAAGCTAAAGTTAATCACGCTAGAAATCTAGATAGTGGTTACGAAGGTTCTATATTACGTACTAACGATACGTATGCATGTAAACGTTCTCACAACCTTAGAAAGTTTAAAGACTTTCACGATGATGAAGCTATGATACTTGACTGGGTTGAAGGCAAAGGCAAGCGTAAAGGTA